AGCTTTAGAGGATACTATATCCTCTATCGCTGATGCTATTGAGGTAAAGGGTGAAAATTACGCCAAGTTAATGGTATCCCTAAAATCTGATAATGACGGAATCGAAAAAGAAATTAAACGGCTGCAAAAAGCCCAAAAGGCAAATAAGACACTTATGGAAAAGCTTGTTGGCAATATGGACGCAAGTCTTAAATTGCAAGAAAAAGATAAGTTGAAATGCGGAACATTTACATTCTTTTATCGAAAAACACCGCCGTCCGTTCGTATTTTGAATGACGATCTAGTGCCTCAAGATTATAAGAAAATTGAGTACAAGATTGATAAAAATGCCATAAAAGACGCCATTAACAAAGGCAATAAAGTTGACGGCGTGGAATTAACTCAATCCGTTAAATTGTATTGGAAGTGATGATATGGAATTGAAATTTAGACCATTAAAGGCGTCAGAAATAGACGCCAGGATACAACAATTAACAGTAAATAATAAAGCCCTTGTACTGCTATATAAAGACGCAAGATGTGACATGAGACTACTTGATGAGGTAGTTACCCCACTTGGTTGGCAGCGATCGCATGAGATTATAGGCGGTCGCCTGTATTGCACTGTGTCAGTATTCAATAAGGATACTAATGAATGGGTATCTAAAAGCGATGTTGGCACAGAGAGTAACACAGAACAAGAGAAAGGTCAGGCGTCAGATAGCTTTAAACGAGCTTGCTTTAACTGGGGCATTGGTCGAGAACTTTATACCGCTCCTGTTATTTACATTCCTCTTAAACCTGATGAAATCAAGGAAAAAAGCGGAAGAAAACAATGCTACACAAAATTTGTGGTTTACCACATTGCATACGATGACGCAGGTAATATTACCGAATTAGGCATTAAAGATAGCAATGGTGAGCCTAGGTTTAAGTGGCAGGCTAAGTAAAATGGTTAAGTTTGAAAGCGACAATATAACCATCGTGGACGGTGTGGGGTTACTCATGCCGTTCCCACGAGGTTCTAACTTTGAAATCAAAAAAGGTACTACCTATGTTGTCGAGGTAAAGCAAAAACGAGCCAAACGATCATTGACTGCCAACGCCTATGCCTGGGTGCTTTGTCAAAAGATAGCAGAGGAGCTAAGCAAGAATGGCGTCTATAATTCACGAAATGAGGTCTATAAGAAAGCTATAACGGACTGCCAAGCATTCCAGTATGTGGCAGTACAAAACGAGCATACAGACGATTTTTTGAGAAAATGGCAAGCCAAGGGAATAGGGTGGATAGCTATAGATTGTGGCGAGTGTAAAAACTTTGCTGGTCATACTATCCAAGTATTCCATGGCAGTAGCTCTTACAACACTAAGGAAATGGCTAGACTGATTGATTGCCTGGTTGATGAATGCCAACAACTGGGGATAGATACAAAGCCTAAAGCAGAAATAGAAAGCCTTTTGGCGGAGTGGTCGCCCAATGAATAAGCGAAAACGCCAAGATGACGCCTTATTCAGAAAAACAAAAATACAAGCCTATGAGAGAGACGGCGGACTATGTGTTCTATGTGGCAGGCAAGCCGTAGAGGTTCATCACATAGTCTTTAGGTCTCAACTAGGTACAAGTGAGTTATCTAACTTAGCTTGCCTCTGTAGAGACTGCCACAACGCAGCACATGGGGTGAAAGCTAAGGAAATTAGAAGAAAGTTAAAGGAGATTATCAATGACACTAGTACAACTTAAAGCAGCGATTGATGTAAGAATTCAAGAAATGAAAGAGTACCAAGCTAGTGAAAAGAAAGCCCTTTTGTGGGTTCTAAACCTTATCTGCACTACGGAGCGATATGAAGAAGATGAAAAAGTAAGAGAAAAAAACGCTTTGATGAATAGGGTGGATAATCGGAGCTAAGAATATGGCAGAACGAAGAATGATGGCTAAGTCAATTATTGATACAGATATGTTCCTTGATATGCCAATTAGTTCGCAAAATCTGTATTTTCATATGTTACTTAGAGCTGATGACGATGGGTTTATTTCTAACCCTAAAAGCATACTAAGAACGATCGGTGCAAGTGAAGATGACTTAAAGCTATTGTTGGCTAAACAATACATATTTGGCTTTGAAAGCGGAGTGGTTGTGATAAAAGATTGGAAAGTTCATAACTACATTCGCAGTGATAGGTATAAACCAAGCCAATTACCTGAAAAGCATTTTGTATGCATTTCTGAAACAGGCTCTTACGAGCTGAATAACACTGAAATATCTAGCGGTATACCAACTGGTAGACAACTGGTATACCAACGGTATCCAACTGGTATACCAACTGGTAGACAACTGGTATACCCAGGTAAGGATAGGTTAGGTAAGGATAGGTTAGGTAAGGATAAAGATAAGAATTGTCGACTTTCTGACAAAAGTTCGACAGTTATCTCTGAAATTATCGACTATCTTAATCAAAAAACAGGCAAACACTTTAGAAAAAGTATTGCCAATACTACTAGAGCTATCAATGCAAGAATCAAAGAGGGGTTCACTGTAGATGATTTTAAGGCAGTTATTGATAAGAAAGTCATCGAATGGGATAAGGACGAAAGAATGAAACAGTACCTTAGACCTCAAACCTTATTCGGCACAAAGTTTGAAAGCTACCTTAATCAAGATCTAGTGGAACACAAAACACAAACAGATAAAGCTATTGATGTGGCTAAGAATGTAATTGAGTATTACCAGGAAAGAGAGGAACAAGATGGCAAAGACGGATACGGCAAAAGCTTTGGCACTGTTACAGACCGCTTTTAGTCAACACATGGACGATAAAAAAATGAAACTCTATGTTGAAATGTTGGCTGACATTAATCCAATGACATTGGCGGTGGCAGTGAAGAATGCCATCAATACTTGCGACTACTTGCCAAGTGTTGCTACACTCCGCCGACTGGCTGGCAATGTATCCGCTTATGTTAATGACAAAGAGCAAGAGAGTATCTCTGATGCCTGGGGCGTTGTTACAAAAGCGATTGGGTTGGGCGGATATGAAAGAGGATTAGAATACTTGGACGGCATTATCTTAGAAACCGCTAAGCCAATATGGAGAGATATTTGTTATGACGAAAATATCATGGCTAGCCGAGCGCATTTCATGAAAGCCTATGAACAAAATGTAAAACGAGCCAATGAGCGGACTTTAATCCGTGAGGCAGTCGCTAATGTTCCACTGATGCAAGAGGCGAGAGAAAGATCCGTGATCGCAAATACAAATGAGGGCAGAAAAAAGATTGCCTTGCTATGCAATGGACTTTTGAAAGAAATACCTGAATAGGGGGCGATTAAGTGAATAGAAAATGCCATGTTTGTAATTCGCAATTCAATCCTGACCATAGTGAAAGCGATTTCATCTGCCAGGCATGCGTTAACAGACAAAAGAATGGAGAACCGCCAGTGAAGTATAAGCACCCCAGTGAATGGGAAATGCGGAAACTGGTGGAGTCGAAGAAAAAGGCTACCAAAAAGAAACCTATTAGAGGTGGCTATTCGTATCATACCTGCATTATATGTGGTGAAGAATTCGTAGCCACACATAAAGCGCAAAAGATATGCTCTTATGAGTGTCGAAAAGAGAGAGACAGGCGTTATTGGAGAGAACGAAAGGAGAAAGAAAATGCTAAGCGAAGACAAAATGAATGACCTGGAACAGGCTTATCATGAGAGTGCGACAAGGCTGCCAAGTATAACAGTTACAGTGCATTATTCAGGCAGTACTGATTATGACTATGAGGATTGCACTTTAGACGAGGCTATAGAAATGGCTAAAGCGGAATTCAAAGAAGAGTGTAAGAATACATATTTGTATCTATCGATAGATAGTGTAGAGGAGTAATAGACATGGAACAATACTTTGCAAGAGTAACAGGGTATCCTGATGCGGTAATTCCTGAACGAAAGACAAAAGGCAGTGCAGGCTATGACTTGTGCGCCTACAAAAATGGAAAAATTGAGCATGGAGCGACTGTTTTGGTCGAGACAGGTATAAAGTGTAAGATGAGGCCTGAAACTCTCTTACAGGTTCATTTAAGAAGTTCTATCGGTATTAAGAACCATGTGATGCTAGCCAATGGGACAGGAATCATTGATGCTAAATAAAATTAATGGGAGATAAAATGGGCGGTTATAAAATTTGTGGTATTAGAAAGTGTGCTAATTGTGGCAAGGATATCGTAATAAAAAACCGAAGCAGAATGGAGATGGAGAAGGTGTTCTGCTCACAAACTTGTTTTCACTCTTTCATAAAAGAACAAAATTTGAATTGCGTGTGTGCAGTTTGTGGAAAGAAATTTCACAGAAGACCATCTCAACTGAAACGCTATGATAAACAAGGAAAGTGCTGCTCGAAAGAGTGCAGAGCGATTTACTTGAAAGATGTATATACTGGTGAAAATAATCCAAATTATAATAATCGTGGCCGTAAAAATCCTATGTTTAATGATGAGTTTATTCATTGTGGATACAAGTGGGTTTATGAACCTAACCATCCATTTGCAGTAGAGGGTAGAGTTAGAGAACATAGGATAGTTGCGGAAAGACATTTGCTTACTGATGAGTTCTCAGTTGAAGTGAATGGCAAGAAGTATTTATCTCCGAAATATGATGTACATCATAAAGATATGAATAAGTTAAATAATTCTGTTGATAATTTACAGATTTTGACTAGATCGGAACATCAAAAGTTACATCGTAGATTAAGAAAAATGAAATAATTGGTATCGTTAAATCCAGTGAATTGCTGGAAGGCCCTTAGAGCGTTATTGACTACAACATAGTTTGAAAAGGCAAGTGTGAATGTTAGAAAACAATGACGATTGGGCAATCAGCAGCCAAGCACCTGAAATAGCGTAGAAGTATGGTGAAGGTTCAACGACTAGACATTGAGTTAGCTAAAACAATAATATGTCCACGAGTGCTGGATACACATGATTGTGTAAAGATATAGTCTGAGCTTATGCGAAAGTGTAAGAGGTACGGATAAAGAGCCGTGCGATAACAAAATGGATTATTACGACAACCCTGATAACGAGGGTCACATCCACATTCCAATATTCAACTACGGAGAAGAACCGTTTTACTACTCCGCAGGCGAACGGATAGCTCAAGGGGTATTCCTAGAGTACGGAAAAGTTGATGGGGACATGACAGTAGCTGAAAGAGTAGGGGGCTTTGGTAGCACAAATGATTGTTAAAAAAGACTATAGCCATCTTGCTGAAAAGATAAGAGAGATACGCAAGGCAAACGGACTAACCATGGAAGAAATGGGATGGCGACTTGGGGTAATTGAGAAAGTTGTTGATCGATGGGAAAACGGAAAAGCAAGACCTAACTCAAGGCGGTGCAAGATTATAGCTGATATGGGCGGTATCAGCCTGGATGAGCTATATGGGTCAAATCCTGAATATGATGAAGTTGTTAGTTATCCTGACCATTACACATGGAAAAAGAAAGAGTGCCGAGAAATCCAAAGGGATATGGTTGATGGATTATCAGGCATGGCAGTCAGTGATATGACTAACATCATCAAGTACCTATATAGAGTAGGGCATAAGGATGACATCAAGCAGGATTTAGATAAGGCTAAGCAGTTTATTGATTTCCTGTATGAAGATTTACAAACGGAGAAATAACATGGAGCATAAATTAAAAGATTGTCCATTCTGTGGGGCTAAAGCATTTCTTTTTGACGAAGAAGATGACAAACTTATGAGAATAGAATGTAGTTCATGCTTGGCGACGATGCCAAATGAATGGGGAGAAGAAATTGATGCTCTTGTGGAACAGTGGAATACAAGAGTAGGAGAACCATATGAGTAACGAAGAGATAAAATTAAGAGATTGTTTGAATTAATTGAGAGATATAACAAATACGAAGATTAAAAGGAGAACAACTAATGAATACAGTACAAATTTTAGGCAACTTAACAAAAGACGCAGAAGTTCGTTACACCAAGAGCGGTAAAGCAGTAGCTACATTTACAGTAGCTGCAAGCAACACATATGTAACGCCTGATGGGGAAACCAAGGAGCAAACCGCATTTGTCAATTGCGTTGCATGGGGGAAGCAGGGCGAGCAAGTGGGGCAACTGACTAAGGGTTCTAAGTGCTTTGTTGAAGGGAGACTACAAACGAGATTATATGAGACCCAAGATGGTCAAAAGAAATATGTGACAGAAGTTATTGCTAACTTTGTCGGCGCTCCTCTAGGTGGTGATACTAATTCAACAAGCAACTTTGATAATTTTGGTAAAGATGAGGATGTGCCATTTTAATGCGGTTTAGAGTATTGGGAAAGGCGGTAGGTAAGCAGCGGCCTAGGTTTAACTCTAGGTCAAAGCGAACCTATACACCAAGTAAAACAAAAGACTTTGAAAAGTTAGTTGCTAACACCTGTACTCTCCATATGTTAAAGAACAGGATAGAAACCTCAAATAAGCCCTGTAAGGTGGTTATCGATGTAATGGCAAGTATTCCTAAGTCATACACAAAAAAACGCCATAGAGAGTGTATAGAGGGCGTAGAACTACCGACAAAGAAACCTGATATAGACAACATAGCCAAAGCGGTTATGGATGGACTTAACAAAGTGGCATATAAGGACGATACGCAAGTTGTTACATTGACCATTAATAAGCGATATTGGGAACATAACGATGCGTTATATATCGAAGTAAGCGAGGTGATATAGTGGATTATGCAGGACAGGCAAGGGAATACTTAAAACCGATTAGGTGGTATGACATCCGTATCCAATCGTTGAAAGAACGGATTGACCAATTAGAGGGCGATTTATTAAGCCTGGGAGCGGTTGATTATTCTAAAGAGCGACTAAGTGGGGGCGGTACTCCGACAGGGCTAGAGAGTGGCGTTGCTGCATTGGTAGACGCCAAAGAGAAAGCCCAAAAGGAAATATCGCAACTAGTGGTAAAAAGAGAACAGGCAGTATCTGTAATTAACAAATTGCCTTTCATTGAGTGGCGTGAGGTTTTAACAAATACCTACATAATTGGGAATCCTGACACGATTACCGCCAGGAGAATGCATTACTCTATTCCACGGATAGAGCAACTAAGAAAGCAAGCTCTCATGAAATTTGGTGAAATAATGCCGTGATTATGGGAAATTATGGCAAATTATGGCAGGCAATGAGGTATAATAGTATTGTAATAAGTGTTGGTTAGACACGAATTACACTCCTTGAAGAAACTCATAGTACACACAACGATTGCCTTAGCTGATAGCTAGGGCTTTTGTTGTATTGAGTATCGTAAAGATTACCAAGTGAATTGTACTTAGCTGATTAACAGAAAGCTTAGGCAATAAGATTCAGCACTTGGTATGGCTATTATTGGCGACAGTCAATCAATATACAATCGGTGGCGCAGATACCTTTCATCTTGAGATTAATTACAATACATTTTGTCTGCAGATCACTCTTGCTACTTAGCTATCATAGTTTTATTTTTTAAAGATTACAGT